ATCAACCCAGTTATCTTGGACCCACTTACGTAAACCCATATTAATATTTTTTTGTAACTTTTCTTCTATTTTCCATTACGCCGCCACAACCTTTTGCAACGCCGCCTTGTTTATAATTAGAAACCATTTTTCTCTCTTGAGAAACACTACCACCACCCATTTTTTTCTTACGTCCACCAGGAACTATTTTACCAGAACATACCGCGCTCGCGTACATGTTCGCGTACGCGCTCGGGTACACTTTAAATTTTGCTTTTGCTGCTGCTTTTCCTCTTGGGCAAAGTTTAGCCATTATTTTTTCATTCCTTTTTTCATATCAGAGTTTTTCATCATTTTTCCGTTTGGCATTTTATGCATGCCTTTTTTAATCATGCCACCTTTTTTCATTGACTTAGATTTTTTATCTTTGTTTCCTATAATGATAAGAATACCTTTTTTTGCTGTGCCACCTTTTTTTAAAAGTGCTCTACCTTGTCCTCTTAATGAAATGTCTCCCATTATTTTTTACCTTTTTTAACTATGCCACCTTTTTTCTTAATGACACCTCTACCTTTTAAAATATCTTTAAAAGTAACTTTACCATCACCTGTTAAATCTGGAAAACCTTTTTTACCTTTTGCTTTTCCACCTTTCATTAATTTTGCTCTTGGTCTTGTTCCGTAATCATTTCTCATTTTATCTCCTATCCATTTTCATGGTTGTTATTTGTTGGTCTATTAGCCATAGTGCGTGCAACAGATTCTGCGCTGCGCCCTATAACATACCCTCCGAGTCCAACGTTCAATAACGTCCAAACATCGCCGGGTAATTCAAAAGAAATCACAGCTCCTGTGAATACTTTTATAACGGGTCCTATAACATAATTCCATACTAAAATAAATATTAATACGTACATTAAAAGGGGCCTCCACGAGCTAGCAAACCAGCCAGCTTTTGCCTCTGCTTCTATAATTTTAGCTGCAGCCGTTAATTCTTGTGTATGAGATTGTAATAATTGTGTTTGTAATTGAGCTTTTAATTTTTCTTGTAGATCTTTATCTGGAACAGCTTTTTCAATTGTATTAAATAGGATTTTTGCAAGTGGTGCAACGGCTCCTAACATTTGAATCATGGTTTAATACCACTTTGCTGATCTTTTTTTCTCTGGAAGAATATTTCTTTGACCTTGAACTACTTCAACTTGAGTTTCTTGTGGATTTGACATCTCAACTTCAACTCCGCCAACTAAATATCCATCTTTATCGGTAAATTTAGAATGATCTACTTCTTTTGATTGACCAATTTTTGTTTTTTTCTTTTTCATAGTTTTTTATACTCCTTTTTTGTTAATTTGAAAATCTATTTTTAAGTTTAGCACTTAAAATAGTCTTTTCTAATGAAGTGCTAGCTCTTAATTTAGCTAAATCTTCGTTTTGTCGTAGTTTTTGACTATCTGTTGACTGATTCATCATCGCTTTCATCTTATCAAGGTTAACTCTTTCGTTACTCTCTTGTCTTTTTCTATCATTTTCTTGTGCTTGAAGATCTAATTCTCTAGATTTAAGTTTAGCAATAGGATCATTATCAAATTGTGATGTGATTTTCTTTTCTTCATTCATAAATTCTTCCATCATTTCAGCAATCAACACTGCTTTTCTAGATTCTATTCTTTCCGTTAACATTCTAACTTGAATTTGCATTTGTGGATTCTGTGCCGCTTGTGGATTTTGTTGCATTTGTTGTAATTGACCTATTTCTTGTCTAAATTCTATTTCAACTTGTTCTTGACTCATCAAAGATATATGTTCAAAACAATTTTTCTCTAATGAAGCCATAATCACAGGTGCATTTCTTGCCATATTAGTTGACATAAAATTTAAATGAGCAGTAATGTGAGCTCTATGATCTTGGCCTGGAAACGCTTGGAATGGTTTCCCTGCGAGAGAATCAATATGTTCTAACGCAGGGTCCTTTGGTGTGGGTTGTTCTGGTTTTAATAAAATTCTGTCAATGTCTTTTATTCCCAATGCAGAATACATAGTTCTATAAACTTGATACATGTCATGTATTTGTGGATTAGACATTGCAAGTTGTAATTCAGTTTGTGCTAAACTAATTCTTTGTGTTTGTGAAAATATATTTGGATCAGCAACTGGAATAATATCTACCTTATCATCAAAGTCCGCTTGTTTAATTTGTCTTTGTCCACCTACTACATCGTAAGGATATTCTGGTGGTAAATATAATTTAAATACATTTGCAAGTAATTTAAATTCTTCTTTCATAGATGCATATATTCTTTTGTGAACTGCAGACATCACACGTGAACCTCTTTCTAGCAAAGCCACGGTTGTGCCCACTGCTGCTTGTTGATTTCCATCTCCTACTTGCATATCAGCAATAGATGCAAATCGTTGACCTGCTTGAACTACAACTCCCATTAATGCTAATAAAGTTTGTGAAGGTTCTTTATAAGGTAAAGTCATAAATGCATCTCTTAAGTTTCCTCCTGGTGCATCTACATCTCTAAATTCTCCTGGTTGAATAGATTGTGCATCATCTCTAATTCTAATTCCTCTTTGTTTAAATCCTGCTGGTAAATTAGATAATGTTCCTGCATCTAATAATTGTCTTAATGCTTGAGTCGCAGTTCTAGATAAACCACCAATCATTTGTATTAAGCCATTACCATAAAAACCAAATCCCGGTAAAAATTTAAAGTGTACAAAATAATTGATTTTTCTTTTTAATGGATCTGCTTCATTGTAATTACGTCTAATAGATAAAACTTCTCTAGATGCTTCTTCAATCGTTACAATGTATGGAAGTTTAATTCCTGTAGGCTCACCATCTTTAGGATTTATATCTTCAAATCCTTCTAAATCTAAATTAACATGACATTCTAATAATGTAAAAATACCTTCAGTTTGACCACTCATGGTCACACCTTCTAATTGTTTTTCTTTTGATCTAATATTATCATCTTGTGTTAATTCATCAGATGCAACTAATTCTATGTCTTTATAAAAACCTGATACCTGTTGTTTTCTTAATTCGTTTTCAGACATTCTAATAACATGCACTACTGCATCTGCGTCATCTAAAGATGCTGCTGAATAAGGTACAATAATATCTTGAGCTTGAATAAATTTAGAAACAGCTCTTCCTAATAATTCATCATAATAAACTTTTTTAAATGTTGATCCTGATAAAGGTAAATAGAATAACATCTGATCAAACTCTGGTTCATATTCTTTCATGACATCTGTAATTTGATAATTCATAAACTCTGCAACTCGATCTGATTGAGATTGAATTTCTGGTGTGTCTAATCCAATTACCTGCGTTCGCACGGGCCCGCCCGCGGGAAGCAATTCTTTATAAGCTAATGCTTGAAATTGAGTTACTGCTTCTGCAAGCACTGGATGCGTGGCGCTCGATGCTCCTTGAAAAGGTTCTGTTCTTTGTTCATACTTAAATCCTAATAAATCTAAACCTTGTGTGTAGGCTTTTTCCCAATCTGCTCTTGAATCTTTATAAGACTGAATATCTTGATATAGTTCTGAACCAAGCATGTTGAGAACATCTTCATCAACTACTTCAGCAAGATTTGATCCAAACTCAACACCCGCTGATAAATTTTTAGTTGGATCAAAATTTATATCAACACTACCATCTTCGTTTTCTGTAACTTCGGTTGGACCCGCAGGAGTTTCCTCTACAGACTGTGCAATCTGTTCTACTTCTAGTTCTCCGGGTGTAAGTTTATCTACTACGTTTGGTAGCGACTTGTCGATTTCTGCCATTTGTTATTTTCTCCGATCTAATTGTTGTAACAGTATTATAACGTATATTCAAGCCTTGTGGGTTAGGACCTCGTAAAGGTGGTATTGTTGTTGTTAGTCTTTTAGTCATTCAATAATCCCTTCATCTTTTAATCTATCTATTTCTATTAATGCTCTTATTTCATTATCCTCAAATTCTTCTGCTCCTTTTGTAGATCTACGAGTTTTTGCTTTTGTTGCATATTTTTCAACTTCACCTGATCCACCTAAAACTTCGTCTATATCTTTAACATATACTTGTTCAAAATCAGGAGCACTATCATATCCCGATCCTGGTTCTGGTCTAGCATCTGCTACAGCAAAGTCTCCTTCTTTACTTTTTTTTCCTGGAGCTACATATTGTACTTCCACTGTTTGTCCATAATTATTTTTAAAATAAACATTCATTTCTTGTCCTTCATATTCTACAGCTTTTACATCTGGTAAATTTTTATCTATATATTCATAACCAATTATATCATCCGTATCTTTGACTTGATAATAACGTGGTTTACCTGTTTTTTCAAATTCATCTATATACTCTTGTGTTCTAGTTAAATGTTCATCATAAATTCTATCAGTTATGTCTTTGCCTTTTTTTCTTAATTTTAAATATTCTTCTTTTGTAAGTGGGACTTTTTTTGTTGCATAAATAGGTTTCATATCTCCTTCTTTTCTAAGTCTATTTACAAGAGATGGAAACCATTCTGGAAATTGAGTTTCAGTTGCTCCAAGTGGTCTTACAATGTTTACAAACGGAGCTTTTTTAGCAGCGGTTTTAACAATATTATCAAACATTCCTAACTTCTTTGCTGTTGGATAAAGCATAGCACCTGTTCCCATAACAGCACCTGTTTTTAAAATATCTCTTCTCATTGGATCTATTGTTTCATCCGTTGCAGTTGTTGGTGGTTTTGGTTTTGCACCTTTAACTGCTCCTTTAACAAGTCCATAAGCTAAAAATGGATCGGCAACTTCACCTGCTATTTTAAGAGCTTCTCCACCTAACAAAGTTCCTGTTGTTACATCTTTAGGAGTATTTTCTTCTACAAATTTATCTATTCCTAATTTTTCTGTTAAAACAGGTTCATAAAATTCAAAATTTTTTCCTGTCTGACTAAACAAAGTTTGTAAAGGTTGACCAATTAAAAATTCAGTTCCTTGAACTGCTCCTTTTCCAAGAGAACCTAAAGTATATTTTGGATTTGTTAAAAGTTGTTTACCTGTTTCTGCAAAATAAGCTGCTTCAGATGGGAAGTCTTCTTTGTATCTTACACCTTTTGCTTTTTGAGCTGCCTTTTCTTCTTGTCTTGCTTTTTCTTTTGCAGCTCGTTCTTTTTTTGTTATATCTAATAATCCTAATAAAGCCCCAATTCTAGTAGAGTCTTTTTCATTTACTAGTTGTTGTTCTAGTAAATCTATGGGGTCACTAAAACCAAGAGAAGGTATCTCAGGATTATAAGTTTCGTCCGTTCCATTTGCTAATTTAACTCGCCCACCTTTTTTAAATTCAGATTCACTATAAAAAGGAGTTTCTTCTTTTTCTTTTGGTAAAGATTCTTTTTGTTCTACAACCGGTAAATTTGTTTTAGGTTTTTGTAAAGCAGGGGGTACTATAAGATCTTCAAAACTTGTATTTTTAACAAGTGTATCAATAAAATCTCTAGCATCTTCCACTGTTGCTTTTCCTTGTAATGCAGCGCTTATTGTTTTTCCCATAGCATCTGCCGCTTGTGGATTTTTTACAATCCAAGTACTAGCAGCTATTGCTGCGTCTGCTGCTGGCATATTAAATAAATAATTTTGCATTAAATAATCAGCTGTTGCTGCACCTGCTCTTAATGGAGCTCCTGGTAAATATTTTTGAGCTCCAGATCTAATTGTTTCATATAATTTTGGTACAGCAGTTGGTTTTAATTCTTTAAAATAAATTCTTTCATCTCCCGCTTTAGCTCTTTGTTCCATTGAAGCTTGTCCTTTAGAGGATTTAACATAATCTATAACTTCTGGTATAGTTTTAACATCTGCGGGTACTTCAAAAGAATAATTATATTTACTATAAATATCATCAATTCCTTTTATTAAATTTGGATTTGTTTTGTTTAATTCATTATATCTAGCTAAAGAATTTTTAGGAGTATCAAAACTTAATTCGAATCCTCTAACGGGTAATTCTCCTTTTTTTAAATCTTTATTATATTTATTAGTAAACTCTTTTACTCTTTCATTATATTTATCTTTTATCGTTTCCCTTTTATCTAAATAATCAACATCTCTTGTATCTAAGTTTTGTAATTGCTTTTCAGTTGTATTCATTAGTTTATCAATAGTTCTTCCTTTATTTAAATTGATATCTCCTTTTATTCCTTGAACAAATACTGAATAGCGACCTGTTAAATTTTCAAAAGAAGAAGCTAAACCTTTTATTTCATCGGTTGCATATCCCCCAGGTAACTTCCTTGATATTTCTTTTCTTGATTTTGAAAAATACTTAGGATCTTCATTTATTTGTGAAGCAACACCCGGCTCTACTTGTAATTTTCTACGTAATACAGAACCTAATGATCCAAAAGGTCTATTTTCCGTAATTGAAGCAGTAACTTTATTTGAGTTATTTATAATATTTTTATTAGAAGGTATTTTTCCATCAGAATATGCTTGTAAAAGATAAGCTAATCTATAATTAGCTTTTGAATCATTTATTTTTAATGTATCTTTTACTTCATTCACTATCTTTGAATAATCTTTTTCAAAATCTAATTCAGGATTAGAAAGAATATTTTTTATTTTTTTATTTTCATTTAATAAATTTATGTCGTAAAGAAGTTTTTTAGTATTAGTAGAAGTTTCTCCTACTTTTGCAGAGGGTATTATTTTACCTCTTTTTCTTGCTTCATTAATTTCTTTCTGAATTGTATTACTCATATCAACATTATATTTTTTTTGTATAATGTCTTTCATTTCACTTGGATTATATTTTTCAGATGCAATTAGTTCTTTAACTAATTTAATTCTTTCATTAAAATTTTCTCTACCTATTTCTGTCGTGGCTGGGGCTCTTTGTTGATTTTTGTACCACTCATCTTTTATGGTTTTTATTTTATCTTCTGGTGGAAGAATATATTTACCAGATGATGGAGATTCTATTCCATACATTTGAGCGGCTCTAGCCATATTTCCTGGATGTATATCTACACCATATTTTTTTAAATAGCTTAATAATTCTCCAGCTTTAACTGGTTCGTTACTTGCTAATCCAGCTTTTGCAAATTCCACTCTTTCTTCGTTTGCAAAACTCTCGCCACTCGTCTCTTGCATCGGGAGGGGAGTTACGGGTGTTTGAATTCTAGTTCTTGCTAATTCAATATCTTGAGTAGTAACAGGTTTTCTAGTGAGATAATCCATTACCTCTTTTCTTTTATAACTGCTCATCTTATTCTCCCATCAAGTAACCGAGGCCGCCTTTAGAAAATCTAGCCTCACCTCTTAAAGTCACATTGCCTTGGTCGTCATATCTTAAACTAATATTTTTATTTTGATTGGGCGCGTATTCGATCCCTACAGAATAAGGGTTGGCTCTCATTACATCTTTTATAGTTTCTTTTATATTATATTGAGGAACATTAATATTTTGAGTTGTTTTCATTCTTACATCTCCAATATCTCCCAATAAAGAAATACCAGTATCTGGAACATTATACTTTCCTCTTACAGTAAAGTTTCTATCTGCTGTATTAATTTTAACATAAGGATCTGGAGTAGATTTTCCAGAACTCATAGCGCCCATTATTCCTAATTCAAGATTGCCGGCTTTAATTGGATACTTGTCCATGTTATCTGGA